GCAACATCTTTGATTATAAAACATCGTTATCTTTGCACTTTACCGTTGAAAAAAGACAATTATGTTTCATATCTTTGAATGGTATACCTACAACCAAAGTGGATTATGCATACATAAACATATTTGGAAATGTTAAATTTAAAACATCAAGCGGCAAGAAAAGTGTTACCTTATATGATATTGGGGATGAAAATGGAGAGATAATTCCCGATGCTGTGGGGTATAAAGCCGTGTTTGATTATGACAACAAGGAGATAAAAGCCTACGAATAATTACATCGTATCGGAGAGTTGCAGGCAATTAGGTATAAGTAGAACACATTAGAGGGCGTTTCTTTAAACGGAGAGAGGGTAAAATGATAAAGAGGATACGTAAATGTACACTATAATAAAAGAAATAGATTTATACAAAGAACATTTAGAGCCAGCGTGGGAATATCCTGATAGTAATGACCAATGGCTGTTTGCAGAAACAGTACAAGAATATGTTGGCACGAAATATGATATATTGTATGTGTATGATGATAACACATACAAAGAAGTACGCGGGGTAAAGAGAGTGCCCGTAGCGGCATTGAATATATCTCGCAATGATTTGAGTTATGACGATACCAAACACAGATTAAAAAAACGTTGTTTTTTTTTAATAGGATAAAAAATAATAAGGAGATACATAAGATGAAAAAGATAGTTGCGTTAGCATTGGCAATGATGATGTGTTCGTGCTTCGTTAGTTGTGGGTCAAAAGTCGCTCCGTGGGGCGAAGATGATTTCATGCTTTATGGCGAAAATGGTAAAATCATCGAAAGACTTAGTGAATCGAATGGTTACAATCTTTTTGCAATGTCTGCCGAAGATGGTTCCACCTATAGAGACGTTGCTGTTGGAGATGATGCAATTCAAGCGTTAAAAAAATACGACCTATGTTATGACAAGGCTATTTATGGTGCCGTTGAGGCAGATATGCCTGAGAGATTAACAAAAGACGTAGATTTAGAGAAAACAATCACATCCGGTGATGAAATAATGCTTATGTTTACCTTTGACGAAAACTATAAAGCTGTTGATGCAATGGCGTTAGTAGAAAGCAATACTCAGCCGTATTTTATGTTTGGCTTTGGAATCAAGGATGGCAAAATATCACTTATTTCCATCGGTCAAGGCAAGCAACAATAACCTATTCCGCATTAGAGAATATCAAATGTTGTCTACCATCTGAATGATATTCAACGATAGCGGTTTCAGCTTCATAAACATCATCTGTTGAAATAAGAATAGGGGTATCGTCGTTGAGGGTGTTAATAATTTCCTTAAGTTGTTTAATAGTCATGGTGATGTGTTCCTTTGAGAAAAAAATTTATTGTGACGCAATCGTAAAACAAACGATATGCAAAATCAATAATCAAGTTTGCAAAGTGGCGATTTTATAGGTATCAAAAATGCATTTTTGCGAGTATCATATTTGCAAAAATGCCGATAAATAAAGGGGAAAATGTATTGCAAAAATGATTGAGCAAAATGAAACATTAATCGACCGATTGAGAATATTAAAAGAAAAATCGGGTATGACTTCTGCACAAATTGCAGAAAAAAGCAAAGTGCCTGAAAGTACAGTCACAAGAATATTTACGGGAAAAACATCAAATCCGACCATTATTACCGTAATAGCAATGACAAAAGCTATGGGTGGTACGGCGGCGGATATATTTGATGATAATACGCAAGTTAATCCGACAACGGGTGTAGTAATAAGTGATGCAGAAAGGTATCATAAAGAAATTGTCGGTCTATACAAAGAAATGCTTAATGTAAGGATACGAACTATTAAAATATTAGCAGTAGCTTTAGGCATTGTTTTGGCATTATTGATATCTTTATTATTGTTTGATTTATTCAACGGTGGTATAGGATATATTCAACATTAAAAATTAAATAAAGATAGAGCCTTTGAGCCAATAGTAACCGAAAGATTTGTTTCGGTTGTTGTTGGCTTTTTATTTTTTTCAGGAGGAATGATTATGAAGGATTTTATAGCAGAAATATTTTTTTATGTTGTTCTTGCAGTAATTGCCGTATTAGGTTCAATGTGGATAACGCAAATTATTTGGGGTTCTACTTTGCCTGAATGGTTAAAAATTTGGTTGATTTCGTAAGAGGTGGATATAATGGATAACAGAACTATTGTCAAGTTAAAAAAAGATTTACTAAATAAAAAATCACACGATATATTTAAGAACGTAGAAGCGATATTTGATCTTGCATATAGCACACAGGATATGGAATTAAATTTCAAGTGTCGTGAGATATGTGCGGAAAAATCGAAAAAATATAAAAAAGACCGCCCTGAACACGCAGAACAGTATAGACAGTTGTATAAAAAAACATTGTTAATGGCGGCACCGGTAGACTTTGATAGTTATTGTCAGTATCTTGAATGGAACAGACCGGCTAATAAGAGATTTTATTTACCGAGAAGAAAGCAATTAAAGCCTGTGGTTGATGCGTTACAGAGATTAGCGGATAGAAAAAGAAAGCTTTTAGCAATATCTCAGCCGCCCGGAACAGGAAAGACAACTCTTGCAATATTTTTCTTAACATGGCTTTCAGGCAAATATCCCGATAGACCTATGCTCACCGGAAGTCATAGTAATTCATTTTTGCGTGGTGTGTACGATGAATGTTTGAGGGTTATGTCAAAAGACGGAGAATATTTGTGGCACGATGTATTTCCAAACATTGAGGTTGAGAGAACTAATGCAGCCGATCTCGCTATAGATATTGGAACACCTAAAAGATTTGCTACCTTGCAATTTTCATCTGTTGGTAGTGGTAATGCCGGTAAAGTAAGAGCCGAAGGATTATTGTATTGTGATGACCTTGTAAGCGGTATTGAGCAGGCACTATCGAAAGATCGTTTAGACAAGCTGTGGGAACTATATACAACGGACTTGCGCCAAAGGAAAATCGGTGATTGTGTTGAACTTCTTATAGGAACGCGCTGGAGCGTCCATGATGTAATTGGAAGGCTTGAACAAAAATACGCAGGAAGTGAAGAAGCTGAGTTTATCGTGATGCCAGCTTTAGATGAAAATGACGAAAGCAATTTCGATTATGCAAATGGTGTAGGATTTACAACAGAATTTTATCATGACATGAGAGATACGATGGATGATGCCTCATGGAGAGCATTATATATGAATCAGCCTATTGAACGTGAGGGATTGCTTTACGATGAAAACGAACTGCGTAGATATTTTGAGTTGCCTGACGGTGATCCCGATGGTGTAATAAGTATATGTGACACGAAAGACAGAGGAACGGACTACGCATTTATGCCTGTTGCATACATATATGGCAACGAATACTATATTGACGATTGTGTATGTGATAACGGACTGCCAAATATTGTAGAGCCGAGAATAGTAAACTGTCTGCTAAAAAACAAGGTACAGATGTCGAGGTTTGAGCATAATAATGCCGGTGGTAGAGTTGCAAAAGATGTTCAGGAGGAAGTGAAAAAAAGAGGTGGTATCACGAAGATCACCACTAAATTCACAACAAGTAACAAAGAAACAAAAATCATTCTATCGAGTGCATGGGTTAAGGAACATTGTTTGTTTAAAGACAAAACGTTGTATAAGAAAAAAGACGATTACGGCAAAATGATGGATATGCTATGTTCGTACACTGTAGCCGGAAAGAACAAGCACGATGATATTCCTGACGGGTTTGCTATGCTGTCAGAATATGCACAGTCACTTACGGGTAATAAAGTAGAAATATTCAATAGGTTTATTTAAAATTTGTTTATTATAGTTAAAAATAATGCAAAAAATATATAGTTTTTGTATAAAAGTATTGACTTTTTTGCCAATTTGTGGTATAATATAGGTACAATCAAAGATATAGTGCTTCATCTCCTTTCGCCGCCGTATCTCCGAGGCGGGCAATATCGGAGAACTCCTTTTGACGAGGGGGTACATATATGGTAAAGAGGAAGATATATTGTCCTAAGTGTGGAAAATGGTTATTCTCAGCCGATAACGAAACGGTGGGAATAATTTATATGTGGTGCCGACAATGTAAAAGAGAGAAGAAAATAGTTATCAAATGAGCCATTGAGCCGATTACTACTAATAGTGTAATTGGCTCAATTTTTTTGTTTTAGGAGTTTTGCAGATGGTATTAAAAGGTCGTAGAGAAATCTTTACAGATGTCAAAGAAATAACAAAAGAGAATATTTGTGAAGTGATGGACGAAGCTTTTAGTATTCATCTTCTGAATGCTTCGGAGATCAAATACTTACAAGAGTATGAGCGCGGTGTACAACCTATACAAAATAGGGTTAAGGAAATTAGACCTGAAATAAATTATAAGGTTGTAGAAAATCACGCTGCCGAAATAACCGCCTTTAAAGTGGGGTATGTATTTGGCTCACCTATCACATTTGTTCAGAGAGCAAGTAACGATATTTACGGAAATAACGGAAATATTGACGATAAGAAAATATCAATTCTCAACGAAATGATGTTTGAGGAAGGCAAGATAACACAAGACCAAGCATTAGGCAAGGATTTGGCAGTTACCGGACTTGGTTATCGTATTGTTCTGCCTAAAAAGAACGTAACGGGTGTATCGGTGTTTGATATGCTCCGTTTGAATCCCAATAACGCATTTGTAATTAAGTTTAATGACATATACAAAAGAACGGCTGTGGGTGTTTCGTATGTGATGTTGACGGACGGAACGATAAAAGCAGGCGCATATACAGACAAGTATTACTTTGAACTTGAAGGAAGTGGCACGGGATCATTTAAGCTTCTTAGCACAGATGTAAATATGATTGGCATGGTGCCGATTATCGAGTATCGCTATGACGAAGAAAGAATGTGCTGCTTTGAAAGAGTTGTTTCGCTACTTGATGCGCTGAATGAAGCGACATCAGACAGATTAAACGGCTTGGCACAGTTTGTACAGTCAATCTTGTGGATGAATAACTGTGAGATTGATAATGAGCAAATGGAGCAGCTTAAAGATAAATTAGGATTGCTAACTAAAAGTGAGCCAGGCAATCCTGCAAGTGTTCAGTATCTTACAGCAACACTTGATCAGACACAGACACAAACACTTGTTGATTATTTATATGAGCAAATATTACAGATAGCGGGTGTTCCCGGCAGAGAGCAAAGCACGGGTGGCAATACCGGACAAGCTATTATGCTCAGTAACGGTTGGCAGATAGCTGAAAATCACGCAAGAACAACGGTACAGACCTTTATTTCAAGTGAAATTGAAATGCTAAAGGTTGTGTTAAAGATATTCAGTTTACAAGCCGAAACGCCTAACGAGGTTACAAATCTCAAAATATCTGATATTGATGTTAAGTTTGCACGTAACCGTACAGACAGCTTGCTCGTTAAGACACAAGGACTTATGAATCAGTTGCAGGCAGG